GTTTGCAGCAGTAAACGGTGCGGGCAAGTTGGCCACGCCGATCACGCTGCCGTTGGCGATGCCATGGGCGCTGCCGAACGTCAGTGTCACCACGTTGGATGCGATGGCAGCCTTGGTGACCACCTTGGTATCACCGGCCAGCAGCTTGAACGTGGAGCCGGTGCCATGCGGGAACACCAGCGAGGTGTTAGCCATCACCGTGGTGTTGTCGATGAACTTGCCAGCACCGAGGCCTGCGTTAGGCAGCAGGGTGGACAGGTTCACCGATCCTTTCTTCAGGACCTGGAAGAAGAAGTTGTAGCCGTAGGCCTGCGAGTAGACCGAAGACATGGGAGCAGCAGAACGCTTCCCTGTCAGCGGTCCCGACTGCCGTATGCCGTGCTAACGGCTTAACCACGGGTCGGAAACCTAGCCGTACCCCACCCTCTCGGCGCTGCAGTGAGCTGTTATCCCCGTGGCGTGTGCCACTGCCCGCACATGAAGAACCGGCCATTTCAGGCGCGGGTGTGGTTTCAGGGGCGGTATTGGAGCCTGGGGTATTTCGCCAGCATCACTGAAGCTGAGATTCGGGTGAATCGGGTGTATCGGGAGATGGCGGAATGGAAAGAGATGCAGCTTCCGCCGCCCACACTGCTCCGCCAGATCCAGCAGCGGGCATCGGCACTTGCAGCAGCGCCGCTGGATCCGGCTGCCCCGGCCAGTGGAACGACCGCGGCTGGCCCTGAGCTGTCGCCTCAGCGATGAGGAACCCACGCCAGCCATCAGCGGTAGGCGTGGGTGCCAGGAGGATGGCATCGTCGGCCACCAGTGCAAGGCGTGGCGGCGCGGGCTGGCCGTTGCCGGCGGCATGGAGCGGTTCGTAGAACGCCAGCGCGAAGCTGGGGAATTCGCGATCAGCGATCAGCTGGAGCATGGCAGCACCGGCATCAACGGGCGGTCGATCGCCTGGTTCCTGCTGGCGGAACAGGTAGAGATCCTCGAGCTTGGGGATAGCCGAGCGCTCAGAGGCATGGCAGGCAACGAGGCGCTGATGGAGGAATGCGATGGGTGCTTCCTGCCAGTGCAGCTGCTGCATCAGCCAGCGCTCACCTTCCTCGATCGCTTCCGTGATGTAGTCGATGCTGAGGCGGCCGAAGGTGTCGGGGCTGAACTCGGCGGCAGCAGGCCAGAGGCGTTTGCATCGCCAGTAGGCGCTGGTCCAGTCGGTGGGCTCGAAGGTGATGGATCCGGCGCGAGCTTTCCCAGCGTCTCAACCATCCCTTCAACGAGTTCCTCGGGGGACTTAGGCGGCTGGCGGCCGTTGCGCTCACGGTCGATGAAGTCGCAGATGGCAGCCTTCAGTGGTGTGGGGAGCGGATCGGTGTCGGCATCGGTCCAGGCATCCATGCCAGCGATGCGGTGACGGATGGCAGCGGTGCAGGTGCGGGTCTGCAGCTGGAGGTGTGCCTTGGTGAGTTCGATCTGCACTTCGGCCACCAGGGCAGCATGGTGGAGCATGGCGCGTTGCTCGGCGGGCTCCAGTGGCAGGGGGATGCCCATGCGTGTGGAGACGATGCGAATTGCGATGCGCTGCGCTTCGGTTTCTTCGCTACCGGCGGTGATCAGTGCATCTGCCAAGCGGGATGATTCGCGGTAGACCACAGCCTGATAGGCGTAGTCGGCGATGTCGATTTCCTCGCCGCTGGAGATCGAACCGAAAACGGGAAACTCGATGGAACAGGTTTCGCCGTTGACGGTGGCCTCGACGATTTCGGTCTGCCGCTTTGGTGCGACAACGAAGGGGAGGTTAGGCACGGGGCCGGTGGTGGGGGTGGCTTAGGTTTCCGGGGTCAGCGGCGCAGCTTGCCCAGCCAGACGCTGCGGAGTCGATCGCCGACGTTGTAGACGCGGATGCCGGAGACGTTCTCCTGCCCCAGCACGGCGCGGGTCCAGGGGCGGGCGGGGATGATGACACGCTGGGCGTTGTCATTGCCCCAGGGCTTGATGCTGCCGCCCTCATGGATTAAGGTGGCGTACTCGGCGGACCACTTGAACGTGGCCTCGTATGGCCCGCTCATCCACCAGCTGTCGGTTTGGCGGAGGTTGCCACCATCCACAATGTTGCGCGGGTTGGGCGGGGTGATGCCCTCTCCCCTGCGGTAGCTGGCAGCACGTTCCTTGAGCGTGTCGCCGTTCAGGTTCCGGGTTGGCAGGCTGCGCGGCCAGTTCCAGGCGTTGGCGTCAAACGACGCCTGGAACGCCGCTGCCAGCTCCTCCATCACAAACTCCGTCGCCTGCCTGGCCGCAGCCTCCGCCATGGCCTGCAGGCTGGTGGTCTGGGTGACCGTGGCCTTGATGCTCATCCCGCCACCTGCAGCTCTACTCGAATGCGGTCGCCTAGCTGTTGGCGCAGCTCAGCACCGATGCCACCAGGGCCGTACGGGTCGGCCAGCGCCAGGATGGTGGCCTCGCCCTGCTGGCCGTTGTTGGTGATCGTCGGCAGGTCGGGCAGCACACCGAGGAACCCACGGCCGGATGCACCGGGCAGCAGGCCTGCAGGGGCCAGGCCGGTGTCAGTCCAGGTGAGCGCCGACTGTGCAGCGAGCCAGGACGTGTTGGCAGGGAGCACAGCCCACGCGGTGATGTATCCGGCCAGTACGCGGCGCCGAGGGTCGATGCTGGGCAACCCTGGCGCGTCGGTGTTCTCGCCCTTGGCGAAGCACTCCACCACCCACGATGCGGTAGCCGCGGGCATGCCGGCGCGAAGGTTGGCGGGGATCGCTGCCGGCTGCGGGATCAGCAGGCGGAGGTTGGCGTAGTCGTAGAAATCCGTCGCCACGGTGTCAGCTCCGAACCAACCTGGAACCGCTGCCGCCGTCGCCGTCGTAGGGCTTGATCCCGAGGGTTTGAAACACCTTCGCCTTCAGCTTGTCCACGCGGGCGTGGAGCACACCACCAGCAGTCGAGTCACTACGGCGACCGGCCTGGTACTTCACCTTCAGCAGCGAGCTGTCCCACTCCAGGACATCGGCCTTGGTCTGCCGGTCCTGGCGGGTCAGCGTGGTGCCAGGCGTGGGGCCTTCGTATGACTCCACGTTGCCGAGGTGTGCGGTGCCGTCCTCAACCTGATCCGCCCAGTTCTGCTCCAGCGTCTCGATCTCATCAATCCACCCCTGCACTGAGGTAACCGCTGCAGGCGACACCTGCGCGATGCGGTTCATCGTCGCGGTGAGCTGCGTCAGGTTGTATTCCGACAGCGGCCACAGCGCATATTCTCGAATCAGCTCGCGGTCATCGATGACGCTGCCGCCGTTCGGCCGCCACAGCGCGTTCAGGGTCGGAATCGTCATGCTTCAGGTTTCCGGGCGCGAAACAGCCGACGGATCAGGCGCCACAGCACCCACCATCGACCGCACCGATACGCCACGCGACTGGGTGTGATCGGCCGGTGGTCGGTCGTTGCGGTCGCACCCACCATGAATGGCGGCGTGACGCGGCCTTCCCAGTTCAGTGCCATGCCTGGAGCGCTTTCCAGGTGAATCGCGATCACTTCAGGCAACAGCTCGCGCCTTTCCCGTGGCCAGGAAGTACCGAACTGGAAATCGGTGCGGGCTGCAGTGCCGTGCGTCTCTGGATAGAAATGAGTGCCTGAACCCTTGGGGTTCCACATCTGCCAGTAACCGATGGGCACGTACCCACCACCTGGCTCCATGTACTGCGCAATGCGCACGCCAACGGGAAACGCAGTTGGGTGGACAAATACCCAGCCTTCCTGGATTGGAGTTGGCGCATCGAGATAGCGTGCAAAGTCTTGGGCCGAGGGGCACATCAGCCGATCACAGCCGTAGATCTTCCTGCTGTCCAGCGGTAGGTTACTGATGACCCGGCGGGTTTTAGGTGGTAGGTAAATATCAGCATCCATGTGAACAACCCAGCCGTTGCGCTTCAGTCGCTTGAGGCCTGCATTGATACCTTTAGCCTTTGCGAATACATCACCATCGGCGGTGAATACATCTGTTTGGACGCATTCAACGTCGTAGGTTTCGCATAACTTTTGGGTGGCCGTGTCGTCTGGCGTGGTGACAACCACCATGCGATCAAACTGGTTCCGGTTTGCTGGTAGCGTCCACGCCAGGAAGTCGGCGTAGTTAACGCAAATGACAACCGCCTCGATCGGGGCGTTCATTGTGGTGGCGGTGATGGGTCTGGCTCAGGTTTCCTGTGCCGTGATCCAATCCTTCAGGTCGCGCACGTACTGCCTGAGCTGGTGTGCTGCGCGAGCGTGGAACGGCTCGCTGGTGGTGCGCAGCAGGTGCTCATGCCGATCGATTGCAGCCAGTGATTCGCGGATCAGGTTGTTCCACGGCGCCCTGGTCGGCGGCTCCCACTCGCGGGGCATCGTGGTGGCGTGCGTGACTGGTGGAGGTTTCCGGTGGGGGCGGAAACCTAAGCCGTTCGATTCCCCCACCATGAGCGCACCCAAGGTGACCGCTGTAGGCCGCATGCTGCGCCCGAAGCACGGCGAGCCGCAGCGGCATCACGTCATCGCTGTCTCGGCATCGGGCCAGGTGCGCACGGTGGTCGACCGGCAAACTCAGGCACCAGCAGCAGACTGATGCCAAAGGGCAAGGGTTACGGGAAAGGTGGCGGGAAGAAGGGGAAGTAGCTCAGATCGCGATGCCCGCGTCAATCGCTCGCTGATGGGCGAACTTTTCTGCTGCGACCTTGATCGCGTGGTCTTTGTCGCGGGCCCAGAGGTAGATGTAGTACGGGCCATCCAATCCCATCCTGCGCACCAAGCCAACGTCATCACGTCGCAGCATGGTTAACGGGGTTTCGTCATATCCGTAAACACTTTGGTCCTCTGCGTTCCGCTCGCGGCAGTAAAAACCGGTCAGCCCCGCGTACTGAACAGGCAAAGTCGGATCAAGCGGGAACTCTTCAATCCCGGCGTCTTCATACCGTGGCAGCTCAGCTTCGGCTAGCTCCCTAGTGGTGAAAATGGCAATCACGCTGTAGTCAGAGTAACTACCAGACGAAATGGCGTAACAGGTTTTCATGGTGGTGCGTGCGATGGTTTACCAATCCCCCTGCCTGCTGACCCTGATCACGCGAGCACCAGGGCCCGCCAGCTCTAGGGCAGATGCGATGGCCTGGGCCTGGGTGAGGGCGTAGAGCTCGATAGGGCCGGTGGTTAGCTGGACGTGGTAGAGGCGGGGCATCAGTGGGTCTCCAGTTCGGTGGCGAGGGCGAGGAGTTCAGAGCGGATCGAATCATGCTTATCCCACCAGTCCGTGCTAGGGACGGCGGCGCGCATGTAGTCGGGCTCATCCGGCACCACCTGATCCGCTGCAGCGCGGAGGGCAGCGGCGGCATCTGCTCGCGTTTGGTGTTGCTCAGATAAAGGCGCTGTTTCATCCAGCACCGCATCCAGCACCGCCTGAGCCGCTGGGGAAAGGTCAGCCACGCCCCACCTCCTGCCGCAGCACCTTGGCCGCCTGCGCGTACTCGCCGGAGCCGTGGAGGGCGAACCGGTCGAGCCAGGTGGCGACCGTGCGGATTGCGGCGACGCGAGCATGGGGATGCAGTGGCTGGCCTTCGCTCCAAACATCTCCCACCCTCTCCACCAACCCCCCAGACTGGGCCTCCGCGCTGGCGGCGCGGAGTTCGTCCATGGCGGGATCGGGCGTCGGATCTGCAGCATCCAACGCAATCAGCCGGTCGAGCTTGTCTTGCTGGGCGGCTTCCAGCGCCTCCACCCGCCGAACGATGGCGTCAACGCAGAATCGGTGGCTCTCGGCCTGCTCCAGCTGGGTGGCCTCCAGCGCCTCGACGCGGGCGCGGAGTTCGAGGAGGCAGTCGGCAGTTGCCCACGGGATTTGCTTTATCCCGGCGCAAATCTCTACGTGCGTCCACTGCTCAGGCTTGGCGCGGTGTTGGTCGGTCATGGCGTGTCTCCGTGGTGGGGTGAGCGATCAAGCAGCCAACAACCGCCGAACCGTGGTGCGCGAACACCCCAGTCGATCAGCGATGCGCTGCTGTGTCCAGCCGTCGCGGCGCCAGCGGCGGGCGCGTTGCTGGCGGGATTCGGTGGCCCACAGCAGGAACAGCACTGGCAGCAGCAGCAGGGCCAGGATGGTGGCGGTAGTGGTCATGGTGATGTGTGGTGGCTTGGATGAGTGCCGGATAGGCTCCGGCGAGCCTTGGGGTGGGTTAGGACTGTCGTGCGCCTGCTCGGCGCTTGATCGGGTCAAAGGTGGAAACGACTTCTCCGCCGAGCTTTCTTAAATCAAGCTCGGAAGCGGCAAAGAACTGCGACCCCCTTACTACGACGTACATCCGCTGCTTGTGCTTCCAGGCGTCTTCGCGGGCGTAGGACTCGGCTTGAGGTTTGGTGGCCATGGCTGGCGGGCAGGTGGTGTGTGGTGGTGAACCTCCCACACACTACCGCATAGGTTGCGCAACTGCAACACCTACGCCATCCGCGACAGCCACAGCCGGCCAGCACCGCTGATCGACGCATGCAGCACCGTGGCCACCTTATGCGCCTCGCAATCCGGCAGTTCCACTGCAGCAGCACGCAAGGCCTGCCTGGTCGCATCCTCATCCCGTGCGCTCACGCACGCATGGCACAACAGAAAACTGGCCAGATCGGGTGGGAGTTCCACTGTTGCTGTTGCGCACCTGCAACGGTAGGATAACGGCTTAACCCACCAGGTTCTATGTCCAGCGACACCACCACACTGCTCACCGGCGATGCCCTCAAGGCACGCCTCGCCGAACTGGGCCAAACCGATGAAGGCACTGCCGCTATCGCCTGCGGCTACGTCAGCAAGACCGGCAAGGCCAGCCTCGCCGCGTTCCGCCAGGCACGCCTCGAAGCCCATGGCCTCGCACTCGGCGCACCCAAGGCCACCGGCAGCCGCAAGGGCAAACCCCTGTCATTCCAGGTAACCACCGGTAAGACCGGCAACATCGTGATGGCCGGCGGTTACTCCGCCCTGCTCAACATCGCCCCCGGCGGTCAGGTCGTCATCCGCCACCAGGGTGATGCTCTGATCCTCACCGCCGCCGACAGCAGCACCGCGGCACCCGTGGCGGTTGATGCCACGCCTGTGGTGACCTACGACCGACCGCTGGCCACTCCCCAGCCTGAGCCCCAGCCGGCGGCCTGCCCGTTCTGAGTCAGGGGAACAGCGGCACCGATTCCTGCAGCGATTCATTCCGCCCAGGATGCAGCCGCTTCTCTGATGCAGTCGGAATCCTCAAGGCTCGCGCCAGATCAGCGCGGGCCTTCTTTATGTCTGGACCACGTTCCTCCAGCCTGCTGATCTTCCGGTCCATTGCCTCGATCAGCTCGGGATCCTTCAGCCGCTGCAGCTGGGACCGCAGACCCTTCAGCTGCTTGCGGTGCTGACCTTCGGCATAGGACACCACCCCGTCTTCATGCTCAGCCTGCCAGCGCTCGTTATCCAGCAGCACTGCGCGGGTAGCGGGGTCGGTTTCTTCTACCGCTTCATTCGCTACGCTTACCGCAACACATCGGCAACGAGGATGATAAGGAATTGGCACACGATCAACAGGATAAACTCTGCCATTCCTGCTCGCGCATGTAGGGCATACGCGCTCATCTGTTGCCGCCAGCACCCGCACGTAGGCGCGGCCACGTTGCCGGGCACGTTCCAGGCTGCCCTTCACGTACGCATTGGCCAGTTCAGAGCGGGCGATCAGCGCCGCACGCTGCTCTAGCCCCAGCCGCTGGGTGATGCCATCCGGGTCACGGGCACCGCGGAGCGCCTGGCGAATGTCACGTTCCAGCCGTGATGGCCCCCAGCCACGGGTGGCACCTTCGCTGACGATCTGCGCCAGCTGGTCGCGGAACCGGGCAGTTTCGCCCTGAATCAACGCACTGGTCTGCAGCGTCGCGGCACGGATCGCCGCGGGGTCGGCGCCGGCGAAGGGCGTCTCAGCATCAGGCCGGCGCACCAGCTCCACCAGGGCATTGGCGGCCTCATCACCGAGCCTGGTTGCTTCGCGTAGATCCTGTTCGTAGGCGACGGCCCACTGCTGGATCTCGCTGTCCTGCATGAACTGCGCCGCATCACGCAGGATGGCGCGGAACTTCGCGGTGGCCTCCGCAGATGAGTAGGCACCGGGCCGGCGGATAGGGTTACGGGCGGGGTCGTAACCGATCGGACCCAGTGCGTCGAGATACTGCGAGTAATGGCGCCGGAGGTCGGTCAGCACCCGGTCAAGCGACCGCCGCAGCATGGCGACGGTGTTGCGACGGGAGCGAACTTCAAGGACTTCCAGCGCCTGGGCGTAGTCGTCGGCGATGTCACCGATGAGCGTCATCAGGCAGCGCAGAGCTCGGCATCACAGCCGCACTCTTCGGGGTCATCCTCCATGGCGTTGAAGTCGTCGTCGTCGCCGTCGTCATCAAAGGCGGTGAGCATGTCGTGCTTGCACATCTCCAGCGCACCGATGATCTCGATCGGCGAGAGGGGATCATCCAGCAGGGTCTGCTCTTCGATGGTGCTGAGCAGGGCTTCGTACAGGGTCGCGGCGGACATTTGGTGGTGTCGGTGGGGACGGCTTAGGTTTCCGGTTCGGCCTCGCCCTCGCCATCCCGCGCCGGCGGCAGGCCGCCCAGGTCGTTCAGGTCTACGTCATCAGCCCGCTCCGCCGTTTCGACCTTCAGCCGCTCCAGCTCATCATCCACGCTGGTGGTGGCCGACAACCTGCCAGCACGCTGCAGTTCCTCAATCGCTGAGCGCTTGCTGATCAGCGACTCGCCACCGGTGAGCTGTTGCAGCAGGGTGATGTCCGGCGCTTCCAGCGGCTTCTCATAGATGCTGTCGGCCATCACGATTCCGGCGTCTGGGTTGAGCTGCTCACCGGTGAACAGCACCCATAGCTGCATGATCGACTGCATCACCGATCGCTTCCGCTCAGCGATCCTGGCCACTGCATTCTCGGTCTGAGCACCTTCCATCCCGGCCTGGGTCGCGGTTTTTACTGCACCAGGGTCGCCATAGAGGAACCCGAGGGTCTGGCGGGCGATCAGCTGCTCTACATCAGCGATCTGCTGCCGCTGTTCCGCCAGGCTGGATGCTGATGGTTCAGCGAAGGAGAACGATCCACCATCCGGCAGATTTACGACGCTGTTGGGCCCCAGCACCAAAGGTTCGGCATTCGGCGACACACCGGTGCGGACAGGCACCGGCATGGCGCATTTGTGGGTTTTCTCGCGTAGGTCAGAGCGCTGCTGGAAGTGCTCGATCGAGTGTTCCACCACCTGCCTGAGCGGGAGGTCGCCGTGACCGAAGCCGGCCTGATCGCTGGAGTACCAGATACAGGGCACAACCTGCATCGGCTGGCCACCAGCGGCGAGGTACTCGCCCTCATCTTCGGCAATCGCTACCAGGTCGTTGCTGGCGTTGCGCTCGATCTTGAACAGCTGCCAGGCGCCGCGGGAGATCACGCGGTAGCGCGGCTCGACCTTCACGCCGAAGTCGCCATCTTCGACTTCGATGTGCTCAAGCAGGGTGACACGCTCCAGGGCCTCGACGCCATCGGAGACGGAGACGCGCCAGTTGAGCGCCTTAGATCTGGAGCGTGAGATGAGGTACGGGCGCCGGCCTTGGCGTGCCTCCTGGCCAGCGGTAGCAGGTTGACCGGCAGGCATCTCCACCTGCAGCACGATGCCGCCGTCGCGAAGCATCAGTGCATCGACTTCCTGGAACCAGGCGGTGAGGGAGTTGCCCTCCAGGTCGATGTTGCCCTGCGCTGCCTCGAAGGTGGCGGGCGGGTTGTGCAGCTGGAACTTGCTCAGCACGCCAGCGAAAGCGTGAATCGACTGGCTGAAGAACCCAGAGAAAACCGCACGATCGAGGCGGGCCTGGTAGGCGTCGTCAGGTTCGGCGGGTTCTTGCGGGAGGTACTCCGCCTTGCTGTTGCGGAGGCAGTGATAGGAGTCGTAGGCACGCTTCAGATCAACGGCCAGCTCGCGCAGTGCCGGGTGCTGGTAGCTGGGCAGCGACGGATCGTTGAATGGATGGGTGTCCTGAGTCTCCACGCGCCGCGCCGGGCCTACGTGGTGAGTTTTCCGGCACAGTGGAGCACCAGGACAGGACTCGAACCTGCATCGCCCCGCAGCGCGGTGGCCGTCCTATCCGGTTGGCTCGGACCTGGTGGGGCTGGTCATGGCATAGGTTGCCGGCCCACCAGAACAGCGGGCCGGCAGTGGTGGGTTAGGTGGCTGGGGTGAAGGTGTAGCGATGGGACAGAGGGAGCCTGTCCTCGTGTTTCCAGGCAGGCGACAGGCTGCCGAGTGCTGATGCCACCTCGGCGGTGATCACTTCGTGCCAGATCATGGCGGCACCACGCTGACTGGCGGCTACCACATGCACGCCGGGTTCCAGCGGCTGACGGGTTGGCTGCAGGGCCGGGGTGAGGGACTCCAGGAACCAGCCATCCATCCACACGGCGAAGGCGGGGGAGACCCACCGGGCGAGGTCGATGGAGAGAGAAGGATGGATAAATGTGCCACCGCCACGGCCTGGCCGAGCCTGCACCAGATCAATGGTCCGAATTTCGGACCTTTGGGCCAGCGCCTCGAGGTACTCCCTGCAGCGCTCGGATTCGGCGTACTTCGCCCAGCGTTTCCCGTTGGCCTGGCACATCGCCGTGGCATTCACAAACCCATCAGCCTGGCGCCGTTCGATCGGCGTTCCGCGCCAGTAGCGCGACTCCAGACCATTGGCGATGATCGGTTCGGGATAGGCCCATGCGACGGGCATCTCCACGTCATCGAGGATCTGCGGCTGGACTACCGCAGCCACCAGGTCAGCGCCAAGGTCGGCCTCAGGTGCACCACGACGGCGCCGCTGGTAGGCACGCATGCTGCAGCGGCTGCTGCACCACTTGGCGGCCTGATGCTTGGCGGTGAAGGTGGCCCCACAGCAGGGGCACTCGCGGGTGAAGGTGCGCATCGCTCAGGCCTCCACGAACGAGATGGCCAGGGTTGCCAGCTCGGGCCGGTGGCGGAGCACGTCAGCGATGGCGGCGCGGGCCTCGGCTTCGGTGTCGAAGTCGTTGGGGTGGCCGGCCTCCCAGAGAGCGCGATCGATCGCGTCCGCAAAGGGGCCACAGTCCCACGCGGGGGAAGGGATGCAGATTGTCATTGGTGAATGCTTACGAGGAAGACGCCAGACATCGCTGCCTGACTTCTGCACGATAGCGCAATAGGAAAGGCCCGGCAGCGCGCCGAGCCCAACCCAGTGAAACCGGGCCTCCGATACGGTTTCAGAGCGGACTCCTCAGGGTCAGCTCACCGCGTCCGTCCTTACGGATGGGACCGACCCGGCAGGCTCAGGCTACCGGCTGCCGCTGCGGCGGATCCTGCAGGTCCAGCCTGAACCGGCCATCAGGCAGCGGGGTGATCTCCCACGAACCGTCTGGGTTGTCCTGCAGGAACGCTTCCGCCAGCTCCAGTGCTTCCCGGCGGGTTTTGAAGGTGAGAAGACTGGTCATGGCCGGGGTCCTCCCAAGCGCTCCAGCCGGTCGACCAGCAGCAGGCTGCGATCGCCGTTGGTGCCCGTGGCGATCTTGGCGATGATGCCGATCAGGTCGCCGTCAACGATTGCAGCGAAGGCCTCGCGAGACCTAGCGCTACGGCACTCGCAACGAAACGCGCGAACCAGGCCGTGCGGCAAGCGGCAGGTGATCGCGAACTCCTGCTCGGCAGTGCCGATGCTGCTAACGCGGCCCACCAGGGTGAGCGAGGTTGACTTGGTGGCGCTGGTCATGGTGGTGGTGGCGATGTCCTGAGCTTACGGTTGCGGTTGGACAACTGCAACGGCTGCGGCCGATCTGCAGCGGTGGTGTGGTGGCTGCCGGGATGAGCTCCCGGCTGGCTGGAGGGATCAGGCGTTCTGGAGTTCAGTCCAGACCTGCTCAGCGAGCCGCTGATGGGTGCCTTCACCGAACATTGCATCGAGTGCAACGCGAGGGCTGATGCCGGTTTCAACCATCGTCTTCGTGACAGCGGCGATAGCTTCCTGGCGGGTGCAGCCGGTAGCGGTCATGGCGTAGTTGACAGCTTTGATGATTCCGGGGCTGGTCATGACTGGCGGTGGTGCGGTGGTGGAGGCGTCTTCCCCTCCGATGCCCATACTGTAACCCGTGGTGGACACCATGGCCACGCCAGCAGGGGCCAGTTCACACAGCGTCACGTTTCCGGGCTTGCCGTTTCCGTTGCGCATCAGCAGCCCTGCCCTCAGGCGATCGTTTCCAGCACCGGGAGCACAACGGCGCGGTGCGGTCGCTGATCACGGTGCGGCCGCACTGGGGGCAGGTGGGCAGAGCGGGGAGCTCGCCAGCCAGGCGTAGGCGATGGCGGGCGGTTTTGTCGTGGCTGGGTTGGCGGGGCATCAGCGGACCCGGTAGCCGATCGACCCGTAGGCGACGGCCACGTCAGCTGCTACAGGGACGCCAAGAGCACGGCAGCGGCAGGCTTGCCACAGACGGCGCAGCGATCTAGTGTCTGACCAGGTGTCAGGCCTGGACCAGAGATACATGTCCAGTTCGGCCGATGGCTGATCATCGGTGCCGAGCGTGATTGCGTGCCGCTTTGCGAAGCGAAGGGCAGCGTCGTTCAGTGCTTGTTGATCTTCCTCTGTGAATGAGCGGATGATGCCGAGTGCGCCGGCCATGGTGTTGTATGCGAGTGGATGACTGCCGGATAGGCTCCGGCGGGCCGTGGGTGATCAGGCGGTGGCTAGGTGCCCCCAGTTGCGCAGTAGAGCCGCTGCATCGGCCCGGTAGATCGCAGCTACTTCACGCATCATCTGGCGGGTGAGCACCACACCAGAGCGGCGCAGATCAGCCAGGTGGTTCATCGTGCGGCCGTGGGCTGCATCGCGTGCGGCGCGGACTTCCTTGGTGATCTGCTGAGAGGTCTTGCCGGCGTTGCGTGCGGCGCATGTGCGGCCGAAGAAGAACTCAGCGCTGGTGTCGTTGTTGCGCATCAGCACCGTGGCCTTGAGATTTTGACGACCGCAGCAATCGCAGGTGGTCACGGTGTCGTCGATGTGCAGGGCGGTCAGGTTGGCGTAGGCAGTCACGGCTGGCGAGTGGCGGTGTGGTGGCGGGGCGTCGGATAGGCTCCGGCGAGCCTTGGGGTGGGTTAGGACTGTCGTGCGAGGCGGCACGCAAGGCCTGCCTCTTGATCATCCTCCGGTCCATAGGTCTCCACCAGCAGCTTCATGCGGCCCTCATGGCCCATGGCATCAAACTCGTCTTTGCTGGTTGTGGCGTCGGGGTCAACGTACTCTTGCCAGAGCGCAAAACTGTTGGCTAGCTCGTGATAGGTGGGGCTGGTCATGGCTGGCAGTGGCGGTGTGGTGGCGGGGCTCTCTCGCCCCTGTGATCACACTGTAACCCGTGGCGGACAGACTGACAACCACTCGCCAGGCCGGTTCACAATCCGTCACGCCACCAACAGCCCCATCTGCAGCGCCGTCGCCTCGATCGCCTTCCTGCTACGGCCGCGTGGCCGCCGTGCTGGTTTCTCCACTGCCACGGTCTCCACCTCCACCGCCAGCGCCAGCTGCAGCACCTCCGACGGCCGGCGCCCCTGCAGCAGGGCTTTCATGCACCGGTGGAACTGCTGCATTGGCCCGGCAGGGTATGCCAGGCGCCGTGGTGCACCCCACCAGCTGAGCAGTGACGTGCGGTCGCCCTTGTGGATGCTGTCCCAGGCACGCAGCACCAGTTCCTTCAGCGGGTCGATCCGTGGCAGCTCCAGCTCAGGCGTGCTGTAACCATCAGCGCCGTGGATGTCGTCGAGGTTGGATGTGCCCGTCATACTGGCGAGCATCTCGCTGAGCTCGCTGATCGTGAGGCCAGACTGTTCAGCCACGTCCTGAGCCGACAGGTCAGGGTCTGACATGAGGCGCTGCACCTTGCCCCACTTCTCCCGCCACTTGGTTGGGAACTTCATGGCGAACCCACGATCGCGGAACCAGTGCAGGATCTCCCCTTGGATGAACGGCACCACGATGGTGGATAAGGCGTAGGGTTTGCCTGAACCTGGGTTGAGGCGGTCGGGGTCATACCGCCGGCAGCCACGGATCAGGCCGACGTAGGCGATCGCCTCCAGCTCGTCATAGGGCTGGGCGGTCTTGCGATGGAAGCGCCAAGCGGACTGCCGTGCCAGGCCGAGGTTGGCGGTGATCAGATCCTCGCTGATCGCGGTGGGGGTGGGGAAGGTGGTTGCGGTCATGGCGAACAGCTGGTGTTGCAGTCTTGAATCGGAACCACCTCGCCTGTGCTGTGGAGCACAGCAGTCGATGAACACATCAGGGCCGAGTCACGAATCATGGCGAACGCGACACCGCCAGTGGGGCAATGGCGCAGGACGTGAGAAATGAGCCCGATCGCGCTGTGTTCAGCTACGCAGCGGTTGAGCTGGGCGGGAGTGCCGTCACAGGTGCGGAGGATCTCGATCTCCGCATCCGTCAGCGGCGTGGTGGGGATGAGCGTGCAGGGATCGCCGTTCCAGAGCGGGTAGGTCTTGCGGAACCAATGGCAGTCGGCGGTCATGGGTGGAAGGCCTCGCGCTCACCGTTGCCAACGATGTAGGCCACATCCCCACTAGGCGGCAGCAGGCGGCCTTTCAGGTGGCGAACAAAGTCACCAATAGCCCAGAGGGTTAAGTTCCTCATCACGACTGCACCTCTGGCTGCCGTGGGGTGATCGTGAGCGGCTCATGGCGCGACTGAAGCTCGGCCAAGCTGCCTGAGCTAAGAGGCAGCTGAATGCGATGAACAATCAAGGGTGAAGACCGTGAGCTGCGAGTAAATCGATAAACTGCAGCTTCATTGCCAGCGGCAAACGCATCAAAAAAGGCGCCCGAAAACTCTTGGCCGCGAATGGTGTAAGTGTCGAGAAGCGGGTTATAAAACCTGCATCCGATCGAATCCAAGGGGAACAGGCAAGACCTGACAACAACTGCCCACCAGGGCGATATCTGATCTGGTGGGACTCCGCGTGTGATCAAGCGGAAGAGTCGTATGCGGATGGCCATAGCGTGTGCGGTGGGTAAGTGGTTAGGCGTTGAGAAGGTGACGCAGGGGGTCGCAGGAGCGCTTCAAGTATTGGCATGGGTCGCTTCCGGCTTTCCAGTCAACCTGTCCCTGAGAGCCGCAATCGCCGCGTCAACCTGATCTGCCTCGCAGAACATGTGAAGGGTGTGATAGGCGTCGATTCGAACCGTAAGCTGAACCATCGGCTCATAAAAGCTATGCACCTCGTCGGCGCAGCATTCCCAATCACCTAGATCACTGACGACAACTTGGCGGCTTTTGCGCTTAGGTGGGAGCTTAATGTCGTGGAGGACGCTCACGACTGCACCTCTGGCTGGGGCTCACGCCTCTGCAGAGTGTAGGTGGTCTCACCAAGTTGGATAGCCTCGACGTTCTCGGTGACGTACCACTCGCTCAGTGCGTCGATTTCCTCTGCTGTGAGGATTCGTTTAATCGTCATTTCCGCCAAGCCAGTGGCAGGCAGCCGGATGGTTACATCAGTGACGTTGCCTGGCAGGTTGAGAGCCTTGGCTAGGCGGTGAAGGGCGGGTTGGTGGGTCATGGAGTGTGCGGTGGGTAAGTGATCACCTGAAACCCGGCATCGTGGAGAGCCGGCGCTGCCTGGGTTTGAAGGTGTCGCGGTCAGCGAACGGGTCTGGTGGCGGTGCACCAGACCCGTGGCCGTAGTGGACTGTGGAGACGCGCATCGGGCCGGTGCCCTGCACGTGGTTCACCAGCTGGGTCATGGCATCCACCTGGTCGTCGTAGGTGTCGCCGGGGAACTTCAGCAGCTGAGACACGATCAGCGGCGTCAGCGGGTGATGGCGAGGCAGGAACACCCGGCCCTGGTTGAACTGTGGTGTGGCGGCATTGGCGCGGCTGACCTTCCCGCCATCGGGCTGCACGGCGTGGAGGGAGTAGGAAACGGCGGCCTCCTTCAACACCGAGATCACGGCCGATCCGTTGGCCTTGTCCTCCACCAGCAGCTCGCCGAACTGCCACTGCGGCCACAGTCCGGTGATTGCTTTCACCGTGGCGCTGAAGTCCATCCGGCGGTTCACCGCATCGAGCAACCACAGGCCGGCGTTGTTCTGCCCCCAGTTCTGCAGGGCTACCATGTCGGTGCCGGCGGTGTCCTTGAACGTGCAATCGATCGAGCCGAGCGTTCGCACGAACCGCTCGGGCAGCACCGCATCGCCCTCATAGCCAGGCCGGTCAGTGGTGCCGTAGAACCGGAACATCGCCTCACTGAAGATCGTGCCGCCTGATGGTGACGGCCGCTGCTGGTAGAGCGCCTCCCAGTCCCGCACCGGGGTGTTGAGCTGTTTCCGGCGTGCCCAGTCGGCATCGAACCGGTCAGGGTCGAGGGCCTCGCCAGGCTGGCGATCATCCGGCTCGCGGGTGCAGAGCGCCGGCAGCGGCACTTGGACCGGTTCGGCAATGATCGGCATGTTGATCACGTGCCAGGGTTCTGCGGCATCGGCGTGGCCGTCGCGCTCTAGGTCCTCCACCTGCTGCAGCAACCAGCCGATGAGGTCGGCATCAGCCCAGCGGGTGTGGGTGATGAGCTTGCTGGCGCCGGGTTCCTCGCGGGTGTTCAGCACCGTGCTCCACCAGTCATAGAGCTGCCTGCGGTAGGCGGCGGATTCGGCCTCCTGGCGGTTTTTGATCGGGTCATCAACGTTCAGGAAGTCAGCCGGCAGGCCGGTGCCTTTGCCGACGCCTGCACCCCAGAAACCACCAAGGGAACCAGCGACCTTCCAGCGGCCCTTGCCGGCGCTGCTGGGGTCGAGAGCACCACCTGATGCGACGAAGTAATCCCTTGCGGCCTGGCCGAACTCTTCGGCGAGGGTTTGGGTGTGAGCGCCTTGGCCCCATGTGCGGTCGGGATACCGGCGGAGGAAGAAAGAGGGCAGGAACCGGCTGAAGATGGTGGACTTGTAGTGCCGGGGCGGCAGCATGAGCAGCAGCCGGGGGAGATCACCATCAGCAACACGCTGGCCGATCTCCACCAGGCGGGCGGTGTGGCGTGTGAACTCAAAGGCTGGGTAGACAGCGGCGATGTGGTCGCCGAAGGAGCGGGTGTAGGGATCGGGTGCCTGCAGGGCGTAGGACGGCAGTGGCTCCGTGAGCACATGGCCGCCTGATCGATCGGCGGTGAGGATGCTCATGAGACCAGCTTCGCCAGCCTGGCGGCGGTGTTGATCGCGCCCAGGGCAATGTGGTATTGCTTCGCCTTGCGGGCCTCCAGCTGCAGGGTGCTGCACTGGCTGAGCAGATCAGCGATCATCTGCGGGCGTTCTAGGTCCCAGTCGGCGCGGAGTTGATCGCGTGCGGCGGCGAGGTAATCACTGCATACGCGATCTGATACCCCCCACTTTTCAGCGGCAAATCGCACGCAATCAGAACGGCGACCACCATTAGCAATGATCTGCGCGAACTTACGGACGCGAAGCTCAAACTCTGCAGATGTCGCCCTGGCTGCCATTAGGTTTCCGCCGGGAACGGCTCGCCAGTGGATTCAAGCGTTGCGGTCTTGCCGGTGAACTGCTGCCAGCGGCGAACGATCACGTCCACATAGACCGGGTTCAGCTCCATCGCGTAGCAGGCCCTAGCAGTTTTCTCTGCCCCCATCAAGGTGCTGCCACTGCCGCCAAACGGCTCGACGCACAGGCCGCCGCCAGGCAGGCTCGACTTCATCACCCGCTCCATCATCACCACCGGCTTGGGTGTGGCATGGCCGTGGCGCTCGTCGCCAGTGACCCGCCCGAACTCCCAAACGTCGCGCATCACGTCGTGCGAGTTATCGAAGTAGCTGCGGGTCTCGCGCTTTAGCTGGTCGTACTCGCGCTTTAGCTGGTCGTACTCGCGCTTGAAGGCTTTACCTGCTGCAGCATCTTGGATCTTTTGGTATTGCTCAGCAGTAGGAAACGCCCACTGCGATTTGGTGACCCAGTGGCCGCCCATAAAGGTGTCGGTGGCTCTGTTTAGGTCGGCCACCTTCCAACCAATCGACTTCATTTCTTGTTCTAGGTATGCACGCAGTGGCTCCCACCCTTGCCAGTAATCGGCGGCATTTACACTGCCTATTAACTGATTGCCCAACTGAAAAAACAGGCAGTGCTCAGTTGCAACGGGATAACAAGTGATGCCTTCTTTGCCCATCAAAGAACACCCTCCGCCACCTGCAGCCTTCTTGTCCCACACGATCTGGTTCCGCAGCTCCATCAGCTCGCTGCTGCCAAGTCCAGCCTTGTACCAAAGACGCCACAGCTCCGGTGCGTTGCCCCAGATATAGGCACTGGCGTTGTCTTCCAGGAAGGGGCGGAAAGTCGCCCACCAATCCATCTGGAAGTTGTCGAGGTCGTCGTTGTAGAGGTTGTCGTTGGCGACGCCGTCTGATGCCTTGCCCATCCCGTAGGGCGGGTCCGCGTGCATCAGCTGCGCCTTTTTGCCATCCATCAACCGCTCCACCTCCGTCAACGATGTGCTATCCCCACACATCACCCGATGCTTCCCAAGCAGCCACACATCACCTGGCTTCGTGACCGGCTCCGCCGGTGGCTCTGGCACCGCGTCAGCGTCCGCATCCTCCGGCGGCAGCTCTTCCGCCTCGGGCATTAGCTCTGCCAGCTCATCGCCCGACCATCCCAGCAAGCTCAGATCGAAGTCCTCGGTTTGGAGCGCCTGCAGCTCACCCACCAGCACGGCATCATCCCACCCAGCATTCAGCGCCAGCTTGTTGTCGGCGAGCACGTAGGCCCGGCGCTGGGCCGGTGAGAGGTGATCGAGCACCACCACGGGCACGGTTGCCATGGCCAGCTCACGGGCGGCCTGTAGGCGGCCGTGGCCGGCGATGATGCCGTCTTTACCGTCAACCAGGATCGGGTTGGTGAATCCGAACTCTTGGATTGAGGCAGCGATCTGCGCAACCTGCTCAGCGCTGTGGGTGCGTGCGTTGCGGTCGTAGGGGACCAGTCGATCCAGCGGCCAGTGCTCAATGCGCTGGGCGGCCTGTACAGCGGCTGCGGCTGGCACGGTGGCGGTGCGGTGATCGGCTACAGCTTAGCCCCCTGCGTAGCGGTTGTGCAACCGCACTACACGGCGGGTTCCAGGGCGATGTCCACGCCATCAGGGCCGGGTGTGAGGCGCAGCCAGACACCACCGAGCGATTTGGGCATGACGATCCGCTCGACGGCCCAGCCAGAGCCGTCTGCAAACTCTTCCTTGTAGGTGCCGGTTTGGACGTGCCAGCGCTGTGCGATGCGTTGGCGGCCGGCTTGGGTGAGGCGGTAGCAGGGGTGAGAGACGATGGTGCGCTCGTGGTTGTGGCCGTTGACGTAGAGGTCGGCTTCAGCGACGGCTGCATAACGCATGCCACCGAGGGTGCCTTTGGTCACGATGCCGCCCCATGCACCGTGATGAAAAAATAGGGCAACGCGGCGGGTGCGTTCAGAACGGGTTTTGCCAGGGCGGTAGAACGTGAACCAGAGCCAGCCCTGGTACCGCATGTGCTCGACCGGTGAGCTGTAGCGATCCCGCATGAGGCGGGTCATGTTGCCGAGCGGGTCGATTTCGTTGTGATTGATGATGGCGGTTTCGTGGTTGCCATCGGACATCATGAGAATGGTTTGCGCGAAGGGTTTAAGCCATTCGGCGCATTCGCTGAACACTAGATCGAAGTAGTTGCTACCGAGGTGCTCGGGGCGAATGGAGCCCTTGGAACCACGACGGTCTTTCTTGCCCTGCATGAGGCAGAGGACATCACCAAAGAACAACGCATGACCACCGATGCCTTGAACGTGTTTGAGGTGTTTGCGTAGGAGGTCGCGTTGGCAGTGCGGGTTATCGAGGTGGATGTCTGAGGCGAGGAGGAAGGTATGGGGTTCGGCGTGACCGTATGGGATACGGATGTCCAGCAGCTCAGGTGAGCGACGAACCAGGCGGATGGATGGTGTCGCCACCGGTTGATGGTGTCGGTTGCTGCAGGTTGCGGGGTTGGGTTAAGCCGTCACTGAGGGCTGATTTTGGCGTGGATGTGGCGGCGGACGTAAAAACCCAGGCTGTGACTGGGTTCGGACGCAAGTGCAGGCAAGTCGGACGCAAAAAACCTAGTGATAGCAAGGGAGGACGCAAAAACGGGATTTCCCCTATCCCCCCTATTAATTTCATAATGTTCACTACGATACATTCCTGCATGTTTTTTTCTCTACTTGATTTTATTCCTTGACTTGCGTCCGAAAGGTGAGAACCTTAATGGATACTGGGTTTTTGCGTCCGCAACTTGCGTCCGACTTGCGTCCGAACGGACGCAACTAGCGTCCGTGATCAGTGCCAGGTGTCTAGCTTGAGACCCTTAATGAGACGCTCGCGGGACCTGCCGTTGCCCCTGTCGGACGCAACTTTGGGGAAGATCTGCTTCAGCGCAGCGACCAAAAGACGGCTTGCCTTGACGGTGTGATCGCTTGGCTGGTCGATTACCCAGTGGCCTGCCTTGTCGAGGTAGCCCTCGTCGCGGTACCAGTCGCGGAGCCTGTCGTAGACCGTGGCAACGGTCACCTGGCCGTCTGGGTCGTAGCGAAGGCCTACCGCATCGCAGAACTCCCATAGGTGGCAGCTAGAGCGCCTCACCTCTTCCATCGCCTCGTGGCCGGTGCTGTAGTCGATGCCGTCTGAAACGGACAGCATCAGGCCTTCTAGGAGCCAGTTGAGGAAGGCAGGGCAGATCATCTCCTGGATGAACTCAGGGTCATCCTTGAGGCGCGGATCGGCCTGGATGTGGTTCGGTTCCGTTGGTGTGGCCATGAACGTCTTCATGAACCGGAAGACGTGAAAGCGGGTTTCAACGGCGATCTGATCGCCTGACAGCGAGGGGTCTTTGTTTAGGTTAAAAACGAACAGAGCAGAAGGTACAAATTGCGACTCTTGAACACCTTTCAATTCGTAAGACAGTTCTTCGCCGCTAATGGCTGCCTTAAGAGATTGTAGGTTGTCAATATGAACAAACTGGCTGTTTTCTGAAGACCAGTTGACAGATGCACCACGCAATGGGGCGATAGGAAACTTACGGCCGCTGTCATATTGACGGAAGTCAGCAAGTGTGCAAGAGGTAAAGTTACGGGCGCCGAGGGTATCACGCAGGGCCGTGCGTATGGTGTCTTTGCCGTTACTGCCTTCGCCAATCATTAGAACAGCGCGAGGTCTGCCACGTGATGCGCGATATTTGGCGAGGTGAAGACCGCTGCCTAGGATGCGTTGCAGGGTGTCACGATCACTGGGTTCAACGGCTTCTAAAAGCCTTGAGAGGTGCTGCGGATTCGCGCCAGGGTCGTAGTCGTACTCAGTGACATAGGTAAAGAATGTCTCTGGCGTATGCGGCTGAAACTGGATGTCAATTGCGCGGTCGTTCCATGTCCAGCTAACGATGCCATTGCGGCAGTTGATCGATGATTGGGGATTGACGGCAACGGGTGGCAGTAGCCGGCGCATCCATGCAAGGGCTTCATCGATATATTTCGGGCGCTTCCATGGGTATTCATGCTGACCAGTTTTGTGGTCAACAACATGGATAGAGGACAGAAATGCAGCCAGTGAAGGCGTAATTTCTTCATCTGCAACGGGTTTGTAGTGATTGCCGCTCCAGCAATGAAGGATGCCGTCTACGCAGATCCACTGCTGGGCGGGGTACTGGAAGACGTGTTCAACGACCAGATCCAACCATTCAGTTGTTGATTTGCTGGACAGCTGAAGGTTGATCGCCTGATCAGGGTCTGTCGCTGTAGTTGCTGGTGAGTGTATGCGGCGGGTTGGTTGTGTTTTGAGCGGTGGTGTGTTCTGGTAGCCGTGATACCGAGCCCAATACCAAAAAGTGCCAGGGTTAATTTTATCGCCACCTGAACGAGCGATTTGCGATACGTTCCAACCACAGACGCCGGATGGCGAATGTGACTCCATCAATGAGATCGCCTGATCTTCGCCAGCGATTGTTTTAAGGGACCATAAGATATTTCTGTATTTCTCGTAAGTGTTATCGCCAGGCACCCGTTGTGGGATGTGTGATAGTGCGGCCTTGATTTCGTCTAGCGTGGCCGGTTCGTATTGCTGGTATGGTTCGCGTTGCGCTTTGGATTGATGAGCGTAGAAGGTGTCATCAGGCAGCGTTGCCTCAATGTCGAACACTTTGTAGCGAGTACCGGTAAAACCGACGATCTTGCACATTTCACCGAGGCTGCCATCAGCGCCAGCGTGATAGGTGCCAGGCAGCCGCATGACGCGAGCGAGGTTCTTGGTGCTGCGGTCTGCGTCGGCGTAGTTGAGTAGCCGTGTTTGGATCAGCTTCCAGTGCTCGGTTGTGATGGCATCGGATAGCACCCAGTAGTTGTGAATTGATTTACCACCGGTCGAGACCTGCATGGTGGGTTCTGGTAAGCCCAGTTCCTGCCATGCGGTGAGCTGCCATTCAACGGGTCGATTGTCCCATTCGCAGAAGAAAGCGCGGCAGGTGGTGATGTCTGCATCCTTGTCGCCGCCGTCATTGATGACGACGTAGACACCACGGCCATCGGTTTGCCATTGAGTGACAAGGGATCGTGACATGCCGCCTTTGCGGCCCTGATCACCGGCCTTGTCAGGGTGTTCCTTGTGGAGGAATGCTCGGAGCCTAACGGTACCTGGCGGCTTGCCAAGCGCCTCTACAAAGCGCTGACCTTCAGCGAAATCAAGAGGTTTCATCAGATGCTGAAGGTTGGCGTTTCGCCGTGCTCAAAGCGGGCGGATCTGGCTGCGGCGCAAGCGTTGTGAAGCTTGTTGACTAAATCCTGATGTTGGTCAATAGTGGCAAGTATCGATCCTTTATGAGGGCGGCATAGGTTGCCAGCAAATCCATATTCGTAAGGATGCCCACCACCTCCAGGCGTGGACGAATCGCAGGGAAAGCAAAGATACTCCCACTCTTCATGCCGATTGAATGGAGCCTGTATGTCGCTTGGCTCTAAATAGCCACCGCACCTAGGACATACAGATCGCCCGTCGCCGAACACGGCGAAGGGATCTCCGTGTACAAGTCGAACCTCAAGATTCATTGGCGCGTATCCATGCTCTCTCTCGTGGGAATAAATGAGCATGTCCGCAAACCGTTCAAACTTGGGACATGAGTCGGCGCCTAGCGGTTTGATCTCATACCAGTAGACAAGATCCCCAGTTGTGACACGGAAATCAGGCAGGTAGAACTCCCCGTCAAGATCAAAACCTTCGGGTTCGTATTCCCACTGAACGCCGAGGGTTTCAAAGAAAACCGCCCAGCGAGCTTCCAGCCGGCTACGGAAGCGATGGCCGTAGGCGCGTGTTTCGATTGGCTTGATCGGCATTGGTCAAGCTCCCGCTGCTGAGTTAGCAGCGACGGGGCCTTGGCGGCGGATGTCAGCGGAGACGATGGAGCGGATCGCTGCAGCTCGTGAGCAGTGGTTGGCGGTAGCGAGGCCGTCGAGGTAGGCGATCAGTGGAATAGGGAGCTCGAAGGTGACGGTGCGTTTTCCGTTGCCGGCGAGTTCTGGTGCGGTGATGGCTGGCGATCGTGAGCGGTCGCGGTGGCCGACGATGATGGAGCGGAGGTAGGCGGCACGTGTGCAGCCCTGGTAGGCGGCCTGATGATCAAGGTGCCGGATTTGTGCGGCACTGAGATCGAGGGTGATGGTGCGACGGCCTGGGGCTGGCGGCCAGGTGGGCATGGGTGCTGCGTGGTGGGGGCTCATGTGCAGCTTACCGTAGCGGTTGCGCAACAGCAACCGATGGGGTAGGGTTTGGGAGCCACCACCAGGAAGCCCTCTCCATGATCATGCCAGCTGCTGCCCGGCTCAGGCGGTGGGTGCTCTGCGTTAGAGCGCAGGGTGTGGCCTCTGATCTGCGAATGGTCCCATCGAGGACTGCCGCTGACGCCAACGTGTCAAGACGTTCCAGGGCGGCAGCAAGGGGGCTGGGGGTGGTTGTTATTTCTCACTCGCCAACGAAGCTCCATGAATGACATTCAACTTGCTTGTCTCATTAAGCGGATTGCAGATGCAATTGATGAAAACTTTGGCGTTGGCTATGCAAGCCAACACCCAGAACTTGTGGCCGCGCAGCTTCAAGCAGGAGCAATCATGCAATTAGCGAGTGCTGTTTGCATGATTGCGAACCGACGATGACCGCCATCACCCTCCGCCCCCGCCAAACCCAAGCCGTCAAGGATCTGCGCTTCGCCTACGCCTCAGGCGCCCGTGCACCAATCCTGGTGGCGCCGACCGGGTTCGGGAAGACCCACGTCTCCGCTGAGATCGTGCGCCTCACCATCAGCCGCGGCCGCAGCGTGTGGTTCCTGGCGCACCTGCGCGAGATCCTCGATGACACGGCCGACAGGCTGCAACAGGCCGGGATCCCGTTCGGTCAGATCAGAGCAAATCGATCATCTGATTACAGCCAGCTTGTGCAAGTGGTCGGCGTGCAAACCGCTGTTCGGCGCCCTCGACTGCCCCGGCCTGATCTGATCATTATCGATGAATGCCATTTGGCCGTGGCCGAGTCCTACCGCAAGGTGATCGCCGCTGCTGGCCATCCCAGGCTGCTGGGCCTCACTGGCACGCCACAGCGGCTTGACGGTCGCGGCCTCAGCGAGGTGTTTGATTACATCGTAGAGACGTGCTCCACCGCCGAGCTGATTGATGAAGGCCTACTGGCCCCGATCCGACTGTTTAGGCCACCATCGCCAGACCTGAGCGGGATTAGCCGCCGTGGCGGTGATTATGACCAGGGGCAGGCTGGATCAGTGCTGGCCAAGCCTGCCGTTGTTGGCGATGCGTTAAGCCACTGGCGGAAGTTGTGCTATCGCCGCCGTGGCGTGGCGTTCTGCACAACTGTGGCGCATGCGCATGCCGTGGCCGAACAGTGGCAGCGTGCGGGCTACCGAGCGATGGCCGTTTCCGGCGGCAGTGATGATGCCGAGCGCCGCGAAGCTGTGGCTGGACTGCGTGCTGGCCGCCTGGATCTGGTCGCGTGTGCGCAGCTGTGGATCGCTGGTGTTGACGTACCGGAGATCGACGCGGTTGTATGGCTCAGGCCAACCGCAAGCCTCACGGCATGGCTGCAAGGAAATGGTCGTGGACTAAGAATTGCGCCAGGCAAGCGGGATTTGATTGTTGTTGATCATGTGGGCAACAGCGATCCTTTGCGGCTAGGTAGTCCGTTAATTCCGCATGAGTGGTCACTAGAGGGCAAGGCGAAGCGGAAAGAAGGCGAGCGAGCGCTGTCCGTGAAGATCTGCCCTAGCTGTTTTGCCAGCATGGAAAGCCGGCGCGGCGAATGTCCCGAGTGCGGCCACGTATTCACTCCGGAACGCCGGCAGCTTGAACACGTGGATGGGGAGCTTGAGGAAGTTGATGCCAGCGAGCTCAGGCGCGAAGCGAAACGTGAGCAGGCCCAGGCCACCACCGTCGAACAGCTGGTCGCGCTCGGCAAACAGCGCAGGATGAAAAACCCCCACGGCTGGGCCCGGTACGTGATGGCTGCCCGGCAGGCGAAGGGGCAGTGGAGGAGGGTGGCGTGAGCACTCAGTACGTATTCAGCTGCGGCGGCGGCGTTCAGTCCACGGCCTGTTTGGTGCTGGCGGCCCAGGGTGTCATCCCATACCGCATCTTCGTCTTTGCCAACGTCGGCGACAAGGCCGAGGATCCCCGCACCATCGCCTACGTGACAGACGTGCTCAAGCCTTACGCGGCACGGCACGGGATTGAGTGGGTTGAGATCCAGCGACGCCGGCGTGATGGCAAGCCTGTGGATCTGTATGAGGATCTGCACCGTCCATTGCGTGCCATCAACATTCCCGTGCGGATGGCCAACGGATCACCAGGGAATCGCAACTGCACGGTTGAGTTCAAGATCAAGCCCATTGCGAGATGGATTAAGGCCAACGCGCCAGGCTGTGTACTGGGGAAGGGCATCAGCACGGATGAGCCACACCGCGCCACGCCCAGCCGCGAATCCGACTGCTACAGCAGCGCCTACCCGCTAATTGAGCTGGGCTACAGCCGCCAAGACTGCCTGCGGGTGGTGGCCGATGCTGGCCTGCCACAGCCGCCGAAATCCAGCTGCTGGTTCTGCCCCTACAAGACCACCGATCAATGGATCACGATGCGACGCGAGCGACCTGAGTTGTCCGCCAGCGCTGCGGAGCTGGAGAATCGCCTCAACGCCAAGCGCGAGGCGATCGGCAAGGATCGGGTCTTCATGTCAGGCGTTGGCGCCAGGCGGAGGCAGTCACTGGACACTGCAATCCCTGATCAGCTTGGCCTGTTCTCGGAATGGATTGATGAGCAAGACGGCTGCGAGTCTGGCTACTGCATGACATGACCACCCATCCCCCCACCTTCCAGATCACCGACAAGGGCGGCTGCATCGGCCGGTTCTGGTGGGTCAACACCATCCCCCACACCGGCCGGGAGTGGTGGCCGGAGCTTTTCCCGTTCTGGGGAACGTCGCACTGGTATCGGTCATGACCCCGCCCCCACGCTGGACACAGGCCGAGGCTGAGTTTATAGAAAACCTTGCTGGTGATCTACCGCTGCTGGAGATCCACCGGCTGTATCAGCAGCAGGCAAAGTCCCATGGCTGGCGACAGCGATCAGCGATGGCAATCAAGCTCAGGCTGAGGCGAACCGGTCACCATTCAATGGTCAGGACTGGTCAGTGGCTGACACCGAATGGCACGGGCGAGGTGCTGGGTTGTGCTGGGTCACGGGTTGCTAGCTGGCTGAAACGACCTGACGTGCTGGCGATCGTCCGGCCGGTATGGCGTGGGAACGCGCGGTATGTGAGCAGGGCAGGCTGGCGACGGCTTGCGCGGGAGCTGCCAAAGGTGCTCGGCGGGTTTGATGCGAATCGGTTGTTTCAGCTGCTGGAGGATCGCGAGCTAGCTGAAGCTGTCGCGGCTCAGTATCGCAGGCCGTTAGGTGATTACCAGATCCAGTGCATTGAAACCGGTCAGCGGTGGCCGAATGCGGTGAAGGCTGCCGCAGAGCTGCACGTCAGCCACACAGCGATCACGCTGGCGATCAGGAAACGCCGGCCGTTGTATGCGCTGGGAATGACATTCGAGGCCCTGCGGAGCGTAGCTCACGGCGCCAACCGTGCCTTGCCCCAGCGCTTCTGCTGATACCAGGCTGCGATCTGCGGTGTCCACGACCCCACCAACGGCCAGATCATGCCGCACAGCTGCCGAATCTCATCTTGCGCGTCAGCCTTCGACCTGAGGTCGAGGAAGTGCAGCAGTGCCCGCAAGGTAAACGACACCACGAAGTGCTGGCGGTAGTCGAACGGCAGGATGCTGCGGGCGTGTTCTTCGGCGAAGCCGGCCAGCAGCAGCTCGCGGTAGCGCTCCGCAGCGACGCGGCAGTACTGCCAATCGATTTCCCGTTGATCTGCGGTGTAGCTGTACTTCTTGCCCTGGCGATCGGTGTAGTCTCCAACCGGGCGAAGATAGAACACTTCTTCAAGCTCCAGCTCGCCCAGTGCGGCGCGGCAGATGCGCTCGCCCGTATATCGCATTGACTGCACATCGAACGACACCCCCACCCGATGTGTGCGTGCCTGCTGCATCACCGAATGGGGAAACCAGCCCACGTTCAGCGTGATCTGCGGATGCTCCAGCGGGCCGTAGTGCCCACGCTCACCAGACAGCAAGCGCCGCACACAGATCTCCCCGGCGCGGGTTTCATCGGGCGATTCTTGATCCCCAACGAATCCCTCGCTGTAGTCCTGGTGCATGGCCTGCCAGATCGCGGTCTGCGGCAGCGGCGTCTGCGCCAGCAGGGCAACGCGAAACCGTGGGTCAATCATGCGGCGTGTGTGGTGGGTGGATTCAGCCAGCCGTCGATGCGTGTGGCACGATCAGGGCAGAACCAGGACTGGGCGGCGAACCACTCGCGCCAGGTGGTCGATTGCTTCAGCCCATTACATCGCTGGCAGGCTGGCACTAGATTTCCTGCCACGGTCAGTCCACCAGCAGATCGTGGGACGACGTGATCAAGGGTGTCTGCGGGTTGACTACAGTAGGCACACTGGTGATCCCAGGCATCGAAGATCGAGGCGCGAAATCGGAGCTTGGTGGTGCGTTTGGTCTGGAGTTCAGTCTCGGAGATGTGAGCTGAGAACTCGGCCATCTAGCTGGTGGTGAACCACTGGGTCATCGTTCCTGATGCACTCCGATGTAGACGGTGCCTTTCTTGGTGAGCGGCAGCACCTTGTCGCGCAGATCGATGTTGTGCATCCGCAGGCAGCCAAAGGTGGAATGCAGCCGTTGCTTGGGTGCCCATGCACCAGGCCATCCGCAGGCAGTGCCACCACCGTGGAGCATGATGCCGGCGCGGCCGTGCTTAGCCTCCTGGTTCTCCAGCTCGATCATGTCGAAGGAATACCAGCCGTAGGACCGCAGTGTTGCGTCAAATGCTGGCTTGTCTCCAACCCGCTCGTAGTCCTTGTAGATCTGGCCGATTTTGTAAAGGCCAGGCGGTGTGTCGCTGTTGCGTGTGCGCCAGTCGTTATCAGCACCCTGGCCACGTGCCAGGCATGGAGCCTTCCACAGCAGCTTGCCCGTGTGGTCGTAGGCCTCAATCTGCTGATCACGGTCGTTGACCAACAGATAGCTGTCGCCAGGTTTGACGGGTGCTTTCTTGGCCGGGCCAACCATGCCGGATTCCTCTGTACCGCGAGGATCGAGGCCGCCGACAGGGGCAACCGGCGGGGCAGCCGGCGGGGCCTGCTGCAGCTGGCGGCCAACGAACAGCTCCACTTCGGCCTTGCGGCGGCGGGTCAGGCCAGCCAGCGGGGTGCCGCCTGATTTGTTCCAGCGCGGCAGTTCTGCGGCGACCACCACCGCCGGATCCTCTCCTGCCAGGATCCGTTTACGCAGGGTGGAATTCTGCATCGCCCCTACGCCGAGGTTGTATGTCCAGCTGAGCAACGCAGCGATACGGTTTGGTTGCCAGCTGCTTACCGCAGGAATGGCTCTCACCAAGGCTTCATGGAACCGCTTCAGGTCTGCATCAAGCTGCGCGTCAGCCTGCGCCTGGGTGATGCTCTGACCCTCTCTCACCACCTTGCCGCTGATGGTGGTCGAGCCCCAGCCGATGGCCCATGCGCCGGCATCGGGGTAAGCCTGGAGCCTGAGGCCCTCGAACTCCTTGATGATTTTTCGTGCTGAGGGCAGCCATGCCGGTTCAGGCACCGGCGCTGCGGGACTGCCCTGTGCCCTCCACAGCTCGGTGAACTCCCGGCGCTGCTCCGCGGTCAGCGATTCATCCAGCCGACCCAGTGCGGCCAGCTGATGCGGCGTCAGATGGCCCTGGCGTATGGCGTGCTGAGTGGCAGCGCGGACTGTGGCGAAAGTCATTTCAGATCAGGCAAGCGATCACCAAGCAGGCGATCAAGGAAGTGCCACCCATGGCGGCCGGCCCAGAACGCGGCTGGTTCGAGGAAGGCCTTGAGGACAATCAGCCGCACGCCACCGGCCAGCAGCGAGCCGAGCACGATGTCGGTGATGATCCGGCCGTCGTCTGCGCTCATCGCTGCTTCAGGAGGCGTTGCACGGTGGAACGGAAGACACCGAGCGCATCGGCGATCTCCTGCTGGGTGTAACCGCGGCCGTGCAGTTCCTGCGCCAGATCGGCTCGATCCACTGGTTCCTGATCCGGGTCGTCGATCAGCGCGACGGGTTCCGGCAGAGGTTCCGGCAGAGGTTCAGGCAGAGGTTCCGGCTGGTACTCCAGCTGGGGCTCAGGTTCATCTTGGCGGCGGCGCAGTGCTGGGTTGTAGGTCCACAGGCCACCGAAGGATCCAGCGATGGCGGCAACACCAGCCACCAGCGGCAGGGTGTTTTCCGAGATCACCTGATCGCAGGCGCCCTGCTCAGCGCGGAACTGCACGCAGTCCACGATGCGGTATCCCGAAACGAGCATGGCGGCGACACCAGCAACGACCGAACCGCCGAAGGCTGCAGGGGCAAGCATGGGCTGGCGCATCACGGTGGTGGGCGAGCTGCTGTAGCTTTCCAGTGCGCCAATGAAAAACCCCACCGGACCAGGGCGGGGCTTGATGTGTTCTCGGTGGCAGTATGGCGTTGTGCAACCGCAACGCCGCCACCATGTCAGCCGAACACCATATTCAGCAGCGGATCCTGCTCGCGTGCGGCAGCGGCGATGCGCGGCTGTGGCGGAACAACGTGGGCACGGGCTGGGCAGGGGCTACCACCAGGATCACCGCCGGGAATGTCAGGGCAGTGGCAGCTCAGTTGAGGCCTGGTGATGTGGTGGTGCGCAACGCCAGGCCGCTGCATGCGGGCCTGTGCGTCGGATCCTCCGACCTGATCGGTTATTCGGCGCTGGTGGTGGGGCCTGAGCACGTTGGGCAACGGCTAGCGGTGTTCGCCGCGGTGGAGGTGAAGACCGCGAAGGGGCGACCATCTGCAGAGCAGGTGCAGTTCCTGAACCACATCGAGCAGGCGGGCGGCATGGCTGGGATTGCTCGCAGCGTTGACGAAGCACATCTGATCCTTCGTGGCCCGAGCGCAAACGCTACCGCTACGGTTTAACTATGAAGCTCACCGCAGGGGCCCACCCCGATCTGTTGATGCCATTTTCAAATGGCCCCGAGCCGCCACCCGAGCCGGTGCAGGGATTGCCGGAACCGTTGCGATTGGCCACCGAACGGCACGACGAGGGGCGGAAGGCGCTTGCCGCGATGGTGGGTCACTGGATGGTGCGCAGCAGCCTGAGCCTGGAGCAGCTGTCGCTGATCGCGGCATGGGGGCTGAATGAACGGGGCCTAATGGACAAATCGATCCTGAGCCGGATTCGGACGGGCGCGAAAGTCCGCGGCGCCAGCCTGCCGCAGGTGGATGCGTTGGCGTCCGCCAACATGGCGATCTGGCTATGGCAGGTGCGTGGGAAGCAGAAAGCGTGGGCGAAGCTCGGCCCGCACAGCGGCTGGGGCGTGAAGGATGAGTGGCTCGACAGTGCCTGCTGGCTGGCGCATCCAGACCACCCTGCCGATCCGCTGGAGTTCGGCGACATGGCGGAAGTGCTCGCGGGCTACCTAGACCTGCCGTACGTGGGTCCGGCACCGCTGTCGGCTGCTGATGCACGGGTAGCGAGCGACCAGCTGGCCAGGCTGCTGGACCGGCTGTGCGCCGATCGCGGGTGGGGTGCGATGGCGGGGCTGCGAAACCTGATGGCGGCGTATCCGGTGACCGATCGCGGGCGGCAGCAGCGGATGCGCCGGGTGATCACCGGCGATCAGCTGCTGAGCGGCGATGAGCTGGCCGGCGAGCTGCATGCGCTGGCGGAGATGGTGCGGCAGGTCAGGCAGCTAGAGCCGGGGGAGTATGGGCCGCGGGAGCTGCAGGCAGAACTGATGTCTGGTGGCCGTCCGGGTCGCGGGTGACGGTGTAGAGCTCAGCGCCGTTCAGGTGCAGGCTGCAGGGCTGGAACTCGGAATCCGGGACGTGGAGGAGCATGCGCCAGGCGGCGTCGGCATCCTCGTGAGTGGTGCAGTGGATTTGCAGCATGGTGCAGCGGCGGCTTAGTGCTGGTGGAAGTTTCTAGTACGAATGCACGGGGGGGGGGGTGCTTGCAGAAATTGCATAGCCCTGGCGGTGTTGCAGAACGGCAACCGCAACGGTATGATGTGGGGAGCCACCACCACAAAACCATGGCATCGAACGCGCTGGCCCTTGCCGGGCCCGCCAGCACCAGCCTCAGCCTGCAGCTCAACGGCATCGAAGACCTGCAACGCCTGGCGCGACTGTTTGCCGCCAGCGGCCTGTTCGGTCGTTCTGGCAACGCTGAGCAGCACATGGCCGAATGCGCCATCAAGATCCTGGCTGGCGCTGAGGCGGGCTTCGGCCCGTTCGCCAGTGCCGGCGGCGTGACCGTGATCAACGGCCGGCCGGGATTCGGCAGCAACCTGCTGGCGCAAGCGATCAAGCGGCACCCGCAGTATGACTACCGGGTGCTGGAAAAGACCGATCAGGCCTGCAAGATCAAGTTCATGGCCGGCCGGGAAGAACTGGGCATCGAGTGGTTCACGATGGAGATGGCCAGGCGTGCCGGGCTGGTGAAGGCCTCCGGCCCGTGGGCGCAGTACCCCGAGGCGATGCTGTTCGCCCGGTGCCTGTCGGCCGGGATGCGGACGCACTGCCCTGATGCCCTTGGTGGTGTCTCGGCGTACACGCCAGAGGAACTGGGCGCACAGGGAGAGATCGACGAGAACGGCGCTGTGGTTGCGGTGACCGTCACCGAGCAGCCGCAGGCACCCACCAGGGACCAGTTGCAGGCGCAGGCGATGCGTCGGCTGAAGGATCAGGGGATCACCAGCGACGGAATGCAGGCGATGCTGAACCAGCTCGGCGGCGAGGGCGCCAGGCTGGGGCAGCTCAGTGATGAAGTACTGGGCAAGCTGGCGCGTGTTGGCGCATCGGCTGAAACGATCCAGCGGTGGAACGCTGATGGCGCACCGGCGGCGGCACCGGCGCCAGCTGCCGATGACTCTGTGCCGGCTGAGGTGTTCAGCGAGCCTGGATTCCCAGATCCCGACGAGCAGGACGACCCGGACGACCTGCCAGCAGCATGGGCGGCCTAATCGGCTGCCCTGCTGCGATGCTGTTTAGAAACCACAACACTCACCATGAACGCTCTAGTCCAGACCCTGCTCCGCGCCCAGACCTACAGCTTCCGTGGCCGACTGGCTGCAGACCCTGAGATCAAGTACCTCGCCAACTCCATGGTGGCCAACGCCAAGATGGCAGTTGATAACCCTGAGAAGAAGGGTCGTGATGACGGCAAGGAGCCTGATTGGCTGAAGCTTGAAATCTGGTTTGAACCAGCTGAAGAGTTCGCCAACAACGCCAGGAAAGGCCAGTTGATCGACTGCAGCGGCCGGATCCGTTTCGAGTCGTGGACCGATAAGCAGACCGGCGAACCGCGCCACCAGCCGGTGTTGAAGATGCACAGCTGGTCACCGGTTGACACTGCCGCGCCGGCCGCTGCTGCCAGGCCTGCCGCCCCGGCGCCCGCTGGTGGGTCGGTGTGGGAGTCAAGCGGCGGCGACGTTAGTGACGACGACATTCCGTTCTGATCATGCAATTAGCAGCACTACGGGCAACCCTCGACGAGATCCTTACCGAAGCTGCTGCAGACCTGGACCGCCAGGCTGCAGCACGTGCGGCGGAAGTAGCTGAAGCGCTGGAGCAGCACACACCAGCGGCGGTAACAGCAGCCGTCAGCGATGCACTGGCCCAGCAACGGCAATGGTTCGCTGATCTGATCAATGAACAGCTCGGCTACCTGGAACGCCACAGCACTGCAGCAACGCTGCTTCGGCATCTGCGCGGGGTGGTGGCAAATGACTGACCCCAGCACGATCGCCGCGATGGAGCGGCTGAGAACTACACCACCAACCAGTGATCAGGCGATGAGCAACAGTGAAACCCGTCGGCTGACGGTGGTGCTTCCGCTGCCGGAAGTGGAGCGTCTGCGGGCACACCTGCATCCTGGCGAATCGATGTCCGACCTGCTGCGGCGTGTGCTGCAGGAGGTGGGGCGTGGCTGATGTGATCTACATGGCCGACCGCTGGCGCATCGAGCGGGACCCGACCATGGCACCCCGGCCTGATCTGGTTCGGTTTGTTAAGCACAGCACCGTGCGCAAGCTGCTGGATCAAACCGCTAGGTGGACGGGCGATGGCTGGGATCCGCAACGGTGGGTGCCACGGGTGCCGATCGTGCCCCAGACCATCCTCGACCTGGTGGAGCAGCGCATGCGGGGGGTGGGGACATGAAAGAACGCCCGATCCTATTCAGCGGCCCGATGGTGCGGGCCATCCTCGACGGCAGCAAGACTCAGACGCGGAGGGTGGTGAAACCGGTCCGTCGTTATGAGCACAACAACATCTGCCGCCCCGATCTAGTTGAAGACCCCTATGCCGTTTGGTGGCATGGAGTAAGTGAGAACGTTGGATGTTTCCAAATATGCCCCCACGGCGCCCCCGGCGACCGGCTGTGGGTACGGGAGACGTTCGCCATGAACAAAGCCAAAGCAGGCCCGCCGGTGGTCTATCGCGCTGATCACGGGGAGGCGCAATCTGTTTTCGTTGAGCGTCCCCACTCGGCTGAATGGGATGTTGTCGTCACACGCTGGCGCCCGTCGATCTTCATGCCCCGAGCCGCATCGCGGATTCTGCTGGAGATCACCGACGTTCGCGTGCAGCGGCTGCAGGAGATCAGCGAAGCGGATGCACGGGCGGAAGGTGTAACGCCAAACGCATTTGAACAAACGTCCGATAACTGGGGCGGCGTGCTTTACCGCCGGCTTTGGGAGCAGATCAACGGCCCCGGATCATGGGACGCCAACCCGTGGGTGTGGGCGATCACGTTTCAGATGTTGGAACCATGACCCTCTCCATCCTCGCCGGCATGGTCGAGATCCTCGCCACCCTGGCCACGTCGCTGTGGTGGGCCCTATGTGAGCGGTTGGTGGGGGAGTGATGGCCTGGTACACCCCACCCGCGATCCTCGCCGCACTGCGCGGCTATCAGCCCTCCGCCGGCACTGGCGGGTTCCTGCTGCAGGCGCCAGCTCCAGGCCCGGTGCTGGCCAATCCGCCGTTCAGTGTGGAGGCCTGCCGTGTTTAACCCCGACTTCTACCCCACGCCGCCCGAAGTGGCGGCCACCATGCTTGACCCACTCGACCTGCGCGGCCGGGTGGTGGTGGAGCCTTCCGCCGGCTCGGGCAACCTGGTGCAGGCCTGCCTAGAACGCGGCGCCGCCGAAGTGCTTATGGTTGAGCCTGAGCCGAAGCTGCGGGCGATCCTGGCGGCCATCCCCAACGGCCGCCTGATCGCCGCGGACTGGCTCACGGTGACGGCCGAGCAGATCAGCCACGTCGATCTGATCGTGATGAACCCGCCGTTCTCGGCCGATGAGCGGCACATCCTGCACGCCTGGGAGATCGCCCCGCCAGGCTGCGAGATCGTCGCGCTGGCCAACTGGAACACGGTCTGCGATGAGTACGTGCATCGCCTCACGCAGCGCACCGGAAGCGGCCTGAAGAAACAACTGGCGAAGCTGATTGAGGGCTACGGCAGCAAGGAACACCTGGGCGAGTGCTTCACCACCGCCGAGCGTCCCACCAAGGTGAGCGTCGGCCTAGTGCGGCTGACCAAACCTGGCAGCCGGCCTGGTGGCGACGAGTTCGACGGGTTCTACCTGGGCCCGGACGACATCGAGGCCCAAGGCGAGGGGCTAATCCCCTACCGCCGCAGCCGGGACATCGTGCAGCGCTACGTGGAGGCCTGCAAGATCTTCGATGAGCAGGTGGCCGCGGGCACCAGGCTGCGGGGTGTGCTGGATGGATTCTTCGGCCAGGAGCTGGGCTTACAGGTGACCGTCGAAGGTGCGCCGGTGACCCGCAACCGGTTCCGCAAGGATCTGCAAAAGCAGGCCTGGAAGCACGTGTTTGATGAGTTCCTGCCGCAGCAGATGGCCACCAGCCAGCTGGCGAAGGACATCAACCGGTTTGTGGAGGAGCAGTCGAAGATCCCGTTCACCGAGCGGAACATCTACCGGATGCTGCAGATCGTCGCCGGCACCCAGGAGCAGCGGATTGACCGGGCGGTGGAAGAGGCCGTCGATTCGATCACTCGCCACACGGTGGAAAACCGCTACGGCGTGGAAGGCTGGGTAACCAACTCGGGCTACATGCTGAACAAGCGATTCATCCGGCCTTACATGGCTGAGCTGGCCTACAGCGAACCGCGCAAGGTGCGGCTCAAGACCTACGGCGGCCAGTGGGATGAGATCCAGGATCTGATCAAGGCGCTGTGTTTCATCACCGGTCGGTCGATTGAAGAGGTGCGCCTGCCGGAGCAGTTTGGCGAGAACCAGTACTGGCCAGGTGACTGGCACGACTGGGGCTTCTTCCTCTTCCGCCCCTACAAGAAAGGCACCGTGCATTTCGAGTTCAAGGATCAGGAGGTCTGGGCGGCGCTCAATGCCCGCTATGCCCGCATCAAGGGCCAGGTGCTGCCCGAACAGCAGCGCCGGGCGAAGCAGCGCAGACGGCAGGGGGTGGCGGCATGACCCCCATCAAACTCCGCATCGCCGCCGAGACCGTGCTGGCCCAGCTCCGCATGGAGGCCCAGCGTCCGGCTGCCATGCCGATCCGCCAGCTCCGGCCTGGCGAGGGGATGGATGATCTGCTGCGGCGGATCGTGAACGACCGGATCCGCAACCCCACCTCATCACGATGAGTTACGTAACCCGAACTACTGAAGTTGTCATCTACGACGCCGACGCCCTTGATGGCCCGTTTTCTGACGTGGCGCTCAGGCTGGTACTGGTGCCTGACAGTGGCGACGAATGCCTAGAACTGCACTACGGGGAGACCGAGATCCCTGTCAGCGTCGAAGAGCTGGAAGTGCTAGCTGCCGCGGCCAAACAGCTGCTGCATGGTGAGGGCGGCCGTGATCACCTACACCACCCCCACTCTGGAGATGAACGATGAGCACTGATTACCGCACCGAACTGCAGCGCCTGGTGAAGGCGTATGACGAGCATGGTGGGAGGTGGCCTGACCACCATGAACAGGCCCTGCACAATGCCGTTGAAGCCGCCCGCACCGCCCTGGCCCAGCCCGAGCCGGAGGGGGTGCCCCCAAGGGTTGGCCACATCCTGCGCCTGGCTGAGATCATCCGCGAGGTGGACGGCAACCACGACAAGGGAGCCGCCGCGCTGGCTGAGGCGATCCTGTCTCACCCTGGCAGCAGATGGAGCCCCGCCATCGAGCCCGTGCCCGTCGCTGAGGGGCTGCCGGGGCCGGAGGATTGCGATGCGGAAGGTATTTGCTGGTGGTATGACAGCCCCGGCGGCGGCTGGTACATGGATGCATTACAAGGCAACTACAGCCACTGGCGCCCCCAGCACGCCCTGCCGGTGCCCGGTGCGGAGGTGGGGTGATGGCTGAGATCGTATGCCGACACGCTGAAGATGATTTCTTCGCCCTAATGACCGCGCGAGGCATGGAAGACGCTAATTGCTGCGTCTTTTCTATTACTCATGTCCCAGGTGCTCCTTCAATGCTCAGGTGGATTGTTTGGGGCCGTTTTGACCCAGCCAAAACAACCTTTGACAAGATCGACGTTTGCATTAAAAAAAGACTTTTTCCAGCGGACGAGGAACAACCATGACCACCCCAACCCAACCCCTATCCCCGGCCGCGCAGGCTGTATGGGATGCCTGGAATGACGCCTACGAAGCTCAAGGGCCGCTGGAAGACATGGGCCATCCGCTTGCCGCCGCGCTGATTGCTGCAGTGGATCAGGTGGTGCCGCTTGAGTTATGTCTTCCTGAGCAGGCGCCCATAGAAGGTCACATTAGACAGGATCAGCGAGGCAAGATCCGCCGCCAACTCCTAGCCATCGCCGCCGAGCTGCGGCAGGAGGGGCAGTCGTGAGCATGCCTCTGTGGAAGGTGATGAACGAGGTGTATCGGTGCGGCTATAAAGAACCGGCCAGCGGTTCCATCCTGCACAGGGAGAGGGTGAGGCTGGGGCATGCCGCCCAAATCCGCGCCCTTGCCCAGATCATCGAGCAACGCGGCACCCAGGACATCGACCGTGACCCCGGCGAAACTGCCGACTGGTTGCGGGCTGAGGCTGACAGGGCGGAGGGGTCCCCATGACCCACCAGCTCTACATCAAACAGGGCAGGCGTTACATCCCGTGGGGCAATGGCCGGCACTGGGATGCCGATCACGATGCGATGGAGGCAGGCAGCTTCCGGCTAATCCATTGCCCCGATCCTGGCCACTACCGTACGCGGCATGACGTGACACCGGATACGGCGAGATGGGCTGCAGCGGCGATGATCGCGCAGCAGGCAATGGAGGATGCAATGCGAAAACGTGCGATTGCACAACCACAAGTTCAGCCGTACACCGATCGCCAACTGAGGCTGATCGAGCAGTTCCGGCGTGACATGGCTGCAGCCGGTGGCCTAGTGCCCAGCTACTGGCGCCACGGCACAGCGTTCGAGATCGCGCAGGCAGGCATCGATGCAGTGCGGAAACCTGAGCCATGAGCACCACACCCGACCGCCTAGCCCTCGCCGCATGCCCGATGTCAACGCTGAGGCGCTGCGTCGAGCCATGCGACAACTGCCGCCAAACCGCGGCGCAGGTCGCTGGTGAGCTGTGCCTGGTGCTGCTGGAACACTCCAGTGACACCACCACCGCAGCGGCCGACTGGATTTCCTGCCACGCCATGCCATGACCTGGACCACCAGCCGCCTGCCCACCGCTGCCGATGGCGACCTCCACGGCATGGTGCGCTGGGATTCACGCCTGCCAGGGATGCTCAGCCACTGGTCAGACGTTCGTCCCGGTGAGCAGTGGCGGCGATCTGCAGCGTGGCAGCCGCCGGTGGAAAACTCAGAGCATGGAAACTGAGCCCGGTTCGCTGTCGCTGCAGCTCGTTGATCGGCTCGGGAAGCTGGAAGGGCTGATCATCGGTTTGCAGACCAGCATCGGCCAGTCCCAGGCGCAGACCACAGCGTTCATGGGTCGTGTCGAGCGCCTCGAAGCCCGGCAAGTGGAGCTGGAGCGCAACATGATCACCAAGCAGGACATCAGCCAGCTGGTGGAGAAGGTCGATCAGCTCACCACCAGCGAAGCACGGCAGCAGGGTGGCACTGCAGTGGCCAGCTGGTCAGCGCAGGCTATCGGCACCTGGGCTGCCGTGATCATCGCCCTGCTCGCTCTGGTGGGTGTGGGCGTGCAGCGCGAGCGGCTTAACCACCAGGCGCCAGTCGGTCGCTCTGCTTCGCCTTGAACGTGTCCACCAGCTCGGTGTAGTAGGGCGTGATCTGCGCCACCGGTGATCCACGGATGCCGTAGACCATCAGCGGATCACCGGTGGCGACGCTCCACTGCTCCGGTGCAGCCTTTGATGCGGTAAAACCGATCACGCCGGCCAGGATCTGCTGCGCACCGAACATGGTGCCCGACGGCAGCACCTGAAACTCGCGGCCATAGATGTGGACGCCATCGCTGAACTGGAACACCTGGAGCTCGCCCCAGGCGATCGAGGTTTCGGGCATGGGCCGCCAGCGCCTAGCTCAGGTTTCCGAATCAGACGCCGGGTTCGTCCGATTCATCCGGCCCACGGCACGGCAGCTCGGGGTTGGCGCATGGCGGGGTGATGCCCCGGCCAGCGCAGAGCGCTCGGAACGTTGCCATGGCGCGAGTGCCGCTGGCGTCCTCGACGCACATCCCAGCACCGCACACCTGCCAGATTGCCTGGCCGTCACGGATGATCATCTCCTGGGTTGGGAGCTTCCTGATATCCATCCGTCCGGTGCTGGTGGCATAGGTTGCCGGGTGTGCACCGTTCACGCACCACCGCCGAGACTGCCTGCCAGGACAGGCTCGGCACTACGACATCCGCGAAACGCCAGAGGATCTCTATGCTGCTGTGTTGGCCTGTCGCAGAGCGCAAACCGTAGGCCAGGACAGCGATCAGGGGGCAGCAGCAGATCAGCAGCAAGGGACTGTAAGGGACAGCAAGGGACCATAATTCTCGCCGGTATGCACGGCCCGTGCATCGTTGCATCGGCCACGGTTTCTGCGCGTCGTATTCCCCCCCCATGGCATCGATCAACGTCCAGCGCGGCCGGCTTTACCTGCTGGCTCGGGTGCCCCGCCGTGACGGCAGCCCTGGCCTGGCGCAGCAGCGGATCGCCCTGAGGCTGGACGACACGCCTGTGAACCGTCGCGTTGCCGCCAAGCAGCTGCAGACCTTGGAGCGGCAGCTGGCCACCGACACGTTTGAGTGGGGGTACTGGACCGACCAAGGGGAGGGGATCACCTGGCGTGAGGCCATCGCCCGGCTGCATCGCGCCAGGGTGGTGCTGGGGCGCACGTCGGAGCGGACATGGGAGATCAACTACATGGGCCGGCTGCGGCAGATCCCGCCGGCCAGCACGGTCACGACAAAGGCCATCGCCCAGGCGCTGCAGCGCTACGACCGCTCGACCTGCTCATACAAGGAGCTGTGGTATCTGCTTAAGCAGCTGGCGCAGCTGGTCGGCGTGCCGTTTCCTGAGCTGCCAGTGCCGACGTATAGCAGGGCTGAGCTGGTGGCGGTGCCGACTGATGCGGAGATCATCCGCTGGGTTGAGGCAGCGCCGGATCCTGCGTGCTGGTATCTGGGGATGATGGCCACGTACGGTCTCAGGCCGCATGAGATCGAGGGTGCGGCGCTGATCGAGCGGGATTATCTGCAGGTGGCAGAGGCGAGCAAGACCGGATTCAGGACGGTGGTGCCGGTGCCCCGTGAGTGGGTGGAGCTGTTCAGGTTGAGAGATCGCCGGGTCAGGAGCAGCCCGACGGATGTGGCGAAGTGGCTCTCGAAGACCACCCACCAGCTGGGGCTGAGCTGGCGACCGTATGCGCTCAGGCATGCGTTCGCCGGCCGGCTGTGGCGGCAGGGTGGGTCGCGGTTGGATGTGTATACGGCGGCCCGGCTGATGGGTCATAGCCCCGGCCAGCACTCACGAACCTACCGGGCGCACATTCAGCCCCACCAGGTGGCGGAGGCGGCGGAGAGGGCGTTAGGGGGTGGGTGAGCGCCATCCCATCTCTTCTGGGTCGTGCGCTTCGGCCCATTCCAGCGCTTCGGCCTTGGTCGCAAACGGTCCGGCATGGCCTGATCCGTCAAAGGTCATTCCGCCGTTATCGGGCCACTCGACTTTCCCTGCAGTTGCCCACGCAGCACCGGGAAACATTCCCTCTTCGACCTCATAGCAGCGGATCACAGCAAACCACCCATCAACAGGCGGCAGCGGATCCCAGCACCAGTCCTGCGGAGCGCTCACTGCTTTGCTCATCGACCAACTCCAGTATCCGGCACCACCGCCCCAACATTCACCCGAACCACCCGCCGCTGTGCCTGAGCAGGCGCCAGGTTGATCAGTTCTCGACCCCAGCGCCAACGCGAACGACGGCAGCTGTCGGCTTCATGGATCAGCCGTTTGATGTGGCGATCGGAGACACCAAGCGCTTCGGCAGCTTCCGCCACGGTGAGCAGCAGTCTGGAGTTGCGGTTGTCCATCAGCAACGCTCCCTGCCGAATAGGGAGCAGTCACGGGCAAACCCTGGACCCTCCAGCGCCGGGTCTGGAAACCCCAGCCCGCACTCGCCGTGATGCCAGTGCATGCACCGCTCGCAGCTTGGATCGTTTGGCTCTGGTGGTGGACGGTAACCATCAGGCAACACGTCGCGGTAGATCTTGCCGATCCGTATCTGGCGGATCGTTTCACGGCTGACCCCATACACGTGCCCTAGAGCACGGTGCGTTTCAGGTGATGCAATGATCGCCGCGATCTGCTCAGCGGTGAACTTCCGGGTGGTCATCCCTTGCTGCCCGTAACCTGCTGATCAAGCCATGCCCAACAGCGGCCTTTACGGCGTGAGCTGGCCATCCGAATCACACGGCCAGTGTCGCTGACCAAAAGCGCCGGAGCGCTAGGAGGAACTGCCCACTTCATCCCAGTGAGCCCATGACGGTCTTGTGTTCATTATAACGCCCCGTTTTGGCATAGGACCGCATGGGTCGATCTGACATCTTGTGGAACACCATCTGTCCAATCTTCATCCCCGTCCATAGCAGCTGGGGCCAGAGCTGGCGGTTGTTGCGCAGCTCCAGCGTGAGAACACTGCCATGCCAGCCGGGGTCGGCCCAGACGGCGAGCGCCTGATCGAGGCCTTCGCGCGCGCGGCTGGATTTCAGCCTGAACTCAGCGGCGATGGTGTCAGGGATGTTGAAGGTCTCGCGGGTGGGCGCCAGCAGGAACTGTCCCGGTTTCATCTCATAGGGATTGGCTTCACTGTGCCAAGCCAGGGGGTACTGCACCAGCTCACGGGATTGCGCCGATTCGATCAGCAGCGTGTCACCGAGGCGAACGTCCAGGCTGGCGGGGTTGATCAGGTCAGGGTCGAATCCTTCCACCATGCCTTGGTTGCAGAGGTCGAGGATTTCGTGGTCGCAGAGGATCATTTCAGGAATCAGCGTCGGGGATGGATTCGAGGGCGCGGCGGATGGGGAAAGGCTTGGACCTGAGCAGGATCTGCGCGATCTGCCATTCGCGGCCGTCTGGGTCAACCACCCAGTAACTGGGGACCAATCCACCAGCGAAGCCTGTCACCTTTCCGGAGTTAGACCACTGGCGGCAGTACACCTCATCACCAGGCTTGAATCGCGACCGGCGGCTTGTGTTAGTGAGCATTGCGGTCAAAGCCATGCGGCCTTCTTCTTGCTGAGGATGGTGATTTTGTTGGCATTGGGATGGCGGTTCTGCGCGAACCGCTCGGCCTGTTGTTTACCGGTGGCGCGAATGGTGCCGCGCATCGGTCGGCCTTGCGGGAACCGTGCCTCAAACGGCCACAGGGTTGCCCGTGGGTTGGTGGTGCGGGTGATCCCTTCGCCTGCAGACAGGCAGGGGTCATCATCGAAACTGAGCGAGTTCATTGTCCGTTGGTGTGGTGGATTGAAGTTCCCAGTGCTTGCACCAGTTGGATGGATGAACACTGGGCCAGGGCGGTAGATCGAGCAGGTGGCATGTGAGCCCAGTGCCGTCGTGCCGAACGTGCCGGCATGTCTGGCACGTGGTCACTACCACCGCTCGGTGCGCTGCAGCTCGGTTTCGCGGTGCATGGTGTAACCGGCGGCGATGAAACCAGCGATCACGATCACCGTGAGCAGAGCAGTTCTCATGCTTCCGCGACGGGCATGGGTCTGGGCAGCAGCTGCAGCACGTCGGCGTTGCGCTCGAAACGCATCCAGGGAAACCACTTCATGGCTTGGGTGTGATGCTGAGGATTTCGGTTTGCGGGCCGTACTGGAACGCGAAGGCGTCCTTGATGGCGTCGTTGCCCCAGCCGGTTGGAACGATCCATTCGAGTGTGGTTTCATCGGGGGAATCAGGGCGGCGGTACTTGATCTCGATGGTCATCAGACGAGCTCCTTTCCGGTCATGGACGGGAGGCTGAACACCTGTGCCGGTGCTGGTGGTTTGGCGTGGGTGGCGGACTGGATCTGCGCAGCGATGTGCTGGGTCTGCTGCACCAGGCCGGCGGCTAGATCGCGGTCGATCGGCGTGAAGTCGTCCCAGGCGTTTTCGGCCATCGCCGTGGCGACGGCCTGGGTTGCGTCGAGCAGCGCCACCAGCAGCGGCAACACGGGGCGGTTGAGGCGGCCGGGATCAGCGATCAGCAGCGAGCGATAGGGATCAGCCGGCATGGCGGCACGGGCGGCCTGCAGGATCGTGTCGGACAGCTCGCCGTTGCAGGTCATGGGATGGCCGGTGATGCAGGGCAGGGTTGATGTCATAGCGGGGTGTTGCGGTTGGGGAACGGATACGGTGCGGGTCACTTAATGGTCCAGCTGCGGCGTTCGACCAGGCATGCGCCATCGATGGCCTGGCCAGCAGCGAGTGCAGCCTTGAGTGCCGTCTTGTCGGCGGTGTAGGTGGTCTTGACCCGCTGGAACTGCTCCGGCAGGTCAGCGGCGAGCAGCTCAGGATCGAGCTCCACGCTGGTGACGCGGCGGCTGGTGATGCTGTGCTCGGGGAGCTTCCAGGTGGTCTCTTCAGGGTCAACCCGTTGCAGTGCACTGATCAGCCGGTCCTGTAGCACTTCTGCCTGATGCTCAGCAGCTTTGGCCAGCTCAGCCAGCCGGCGTGCATGATCAGCCCGTACTGCAGCTTGTGCGCGGATGTGATCGATCGCCCAGCACCAGGCGTCGGCCTTGGTTTCAACAGCCTTGCGGTTGTCCGCTTCGGCATCGATCAGGGTCTCAAGCTGAGCGGTAGCCTCAGCCACCTCTGCCGGGTCATCAGAGAACAGCAGCTCGGCGGCAGCGTTGATGCGGCCCTGCAGCCGCAGGGCGTCGCCGGTCAGGTCGAAGAGTGTTGCGGTCATGGGATCAGCGGAGCGATGGGTTGCGATCAGCAGCGGAGAGGGACGGGTGACGATCAAGCCAGCAGCGTGGTTCGAGGTCGCTGCCAAACCCGGAGTCCTCGGCCTCGGGCACGTCGTCGGTTTCGTCCCACGCATCCGCGTAGGCCTCGTCGAAAGTCATGGTTGCAGTGGTGTGGTGGCCTTCCAAATCATACCGCTGCGGTTGCGCATCTGCAACGGTCTGGAGCGGCTTGATCGCTGCCGGAACGCTGAGGCGGTGGGTTGCTGACCCCTGAAACCCCCGTGGTGACAGGGGTTTTCCTTTGGCTGGCACGGGTTACGATTGATGGAGCAGCTGGGGTGGTTCCCGGCTGCCGACACCGTGACCCGTGTCACTGTGTGGTGGCTGGGGCCTTCGGGCCCCACTTACCACAACGGAGCACCGGAAACCTGAGCCAGTTGCGGCTCTGCGGTGACGCTCTGGTTCCGAATGTTTCCGGGCCGCGGTCGCATCAAGGGGATCGCCACCAACCAGATCAGCGAAGGCGGCAACTATGTGGTGCGGCGCCGGCACAGGGAGCAGGACACCTCGGGGTGGGTGCGGACGTTGCGAGGTAAGGCAACCGATGGCAGCACGATCGCGCTAGTCGAGAAACGCAACGCAGCACAGGAGTTCGTTCGGTTCGGCGTGGACCCCGTGACCGGCATCGGCCAGGGTGCGCCACGGTCAGAGCTGGCACCAAGGCGGCTGATTGATTTTGGGGACACCGTGCACCTGAGGCTGGAGTTTCGCGTGCGTGCTGAGAACCTCGACCGGTTGAGCGGCTACGTGCTCCAGTTCTGGCAGCCAGTGATCTCTCCTATCGCCGGGATTCGCGTCAGCGGTGGCCGGCTGGAAGCGGTGAGCCGTTCAGCTGGTGGCGCTGCCAGTGCGCCGCTCACGCGGGGGTGGAATGAGATCAAGTTGACGTTCAGACCTGGCGACGATGGCCTGTTCAAGCTGCGGGGTGATCTGAACGGGTCGGTAGCGGGGCGGATCAACGGGGGCAGCCAGGCGGGGCTGGCGACTGACGACATCTACCGCCCGAAGTTCGGATGGTACGGATCGCCAGGGCAGAACGTGGCCGTGGACTACCGCCGGTTCGTGCAGTGGGCCGAGAGCTGACCTACGGCTGCACCAGATCAAACACCACCCAGGCGACGACGACCGCGACGCCCAGCGCCACCGGTAAAGGCACGGCACTCAGCAGCCAGACCAGCAGGCCGGCCACCAGCGCAACGGCCACTGTGAAGCGGATCAGGTACGCCATCACTCCCATCCAATTCGCAGCAGCGCCACCAGCAGCACCGCAACGGCAACGCTGGCTGGGGCCATCATCGCGGCGATCATTGCGACATCACAGGTCATGGGATAGCAGCTCCGAACGTGTTGATCAGTGTGGTGAGTAGGAGTAGGAGGGTGGTCATCGAGGCCGGGACACTACGGGGCACTCAGGCCGTCAATGAATCGCTGCGGCAGGTCGTAGCCGCTGGACATGCTGATCAAGTGTTGCTGCAGGTCGGAGGGGATCATCTCGGCGGCCAGGCCCAGCCCCCACGCCTCTAGAAATGTGCGCACGTCACCTTGTGCGGCTTGACCGAGGCCCACTCCGATCATCAGGTGCAGCACGGGGGCAGCCTGAGCGATGGCGGCGA